CCCGGCGCGATCTGATTTACGAGGTTTATTAAATCCAGCAAACTTTTTGCCGCGATATTCTATACCTCCAGAAGGAAGTCTTTTAACACCGGGATACTTGGAAGCCATTACGCATATCCCTTATGACCCCTTATAATTATTGTATAGGTGTCATTAGCTGAATGCCCTACAGTGGTAAAAAGTATGTCGCCTGTAACACCGCTACCAGCATTATTAGGAATGCCGCCAAATACTGTGTAATCATGATGCGCTCCAGCACTCTCGCCCAACTCTGTTATGAGGGCATTAGAAGTGGCATCAAAGAATAACTGTACTTTCATGCCAATACACTGCCACCATATTTCATCGATGGTAAATTTATTACAGGCAGCTTCTGTTCCGGGCTTCGTTGATAAAGCAGAAACATCTACTTTTGCAACAGCACTTTCCCCAGTTCCATCACTGACATTTGTAAATTTTAAAACAGCTTCTCTAGGACCATCGATTATGGTTTGAGTAGTTACTGCATCAGCCATAGTCTACTCCTTAATTTTTCCCTGCAAGACAAGTGACTTGTA